TGGTGGAAACGACTGGAACAGATTCCGCTATTTTTTCACATTTTACCTAATTGCTATACCCTGCTCAAACACGCATTATTACGCTATTTCTTATGATTTCTTGTTCTTTATTTATATACCAAAATTATCGCCACGCAACTTTTTCGTGTAAAAAACGTGTACAGAAAGAGCGGCACTCCGTTTTAATCCTATTTAGTTCTTCTCCTATTTTTTATCACTATTTTTAGGCGATTCCTCCATATAATACAATTAGTTGTGTCTTCATATATTATTTGTCTAGATTTAGTGGGTTTACCTATATGCTCTTTTGGGTTAATATTGATGTAGTGAACATTATTGTTATTACTGTAAGGAAGGTGGGATAACAATGGCTCATATTATAGATGCAAATACTAATCAAGTAAAACAACCATTTATTGTCGACGTTTCTGCTTTTAAGAAAAGTGCAGAGATAGATAATACAAAAATAATTGAGGATGTGAAAAAACGAGCTACAGTTTTTTCCAAACACTTCATGAAAAAATAAGCAATAGACATGAATCAAAATTACGAATTTGAATTACTAACTGCCGATAAGCTCCCCAAAGATATTATCGGCGGTTTTACTTGCGGGAATAACGAACTTGATAAATACGCCTATCTGCACGATCGACAAACGTGCAGAACATATTGTTTTGTAGATCGTTTAGAGCTAGTAGCAATCGCATCCGTGAGCTGCACGGCGTTGATTCTAGATACCGGGTACGGCTATATGCTATATCCTGCCATTGAAATCAATGCTTTTGCAATGCGCGAATCATACCAAAAAGTATATATTCCAGATCATCAATGTATGTTAAGCGACCTTATATTCTCCCAGTTTCTTGTACACAGTAAATACGTATTAGCAAACTACTGTCATGCCGATTACATCACACTTTATTCTATTCCCGAAAAGGTCGGATTCTATGAACGAAACGGATTTAAACCATTTATCCAACAATTTGTTGCAAAATCATCTATAGAAACACAAATGTGTATTCCTATGTTTTTAAATTTGGCAGACCTATAGCCTATCCATCATTAGTTAAATAACAGGGCGACTCAGTAACGCCGCCCTGCTTCTTACTTTCACTTCCCTATTTCCTATCAAACGGCAATTCATCCAGCACTCTTTCTACCCGGCTTTTCAAGGTGCCATTGCCGCCCAGGTTCTCATACTCCTTAAGCATTTCTTCCAAATTCTCGCGGGCATATATCGGCATAAACCCTTTATCCTCATAATGCGTGCACGCCTGATATATCCTGTCTCTTAAAAGGGCCTGTACGCCACGTTCAACTGCCACCATACGCTCTCTGTCCTTTCTGGCTTTTGCCCTGCCGCCGGTATATAATGCCATGAACATGGTTGCTATACCCCCGAATAATACGGTCAGCCAATGCTTAAGGATAAACTCCAACATAGATTATTCCCCCGAAGGCTTTTGATACCCAAGCGCCCTCTCGCTGTCCTTCAGCCCCTTGGTAGTGGGGTCAACAATTGCGTTATATACCGACACCAAAATCAGTACCACCACATACGGGTTACTGATCGCCTGCGCAAGCAATTCTCCCAGCTTCGCCCATGTGGTTACGTCCTGCATGGTTATCCCCATATACGCCAGTATCGGCGTGAATACTGCTATCACGATGGACACCCAAAACATAAGGTTTCTTACCCTTACCTTGAAATTAATCATTTTTATGCCTCCTTATTCCCACAAAAGCGCCCACGTCTTGGGCCCTACATCGCCGTCCGGTTTATTGTTGTTATATGCACATCCCACATCACGGCCTTCTTCAATCCGTGCAGCCTGGAAGCGCCTTACCGCCTTGTCTGTTTTTCCTTTAAATATTCCATCTACCGATCCAATACCGCCATTTCCTTCATACGCGATATGTTTGTTCAGGCGTTCCTGCAACAATTTCACCAGTTCCTTATGCGGGCTTCCATACTTTAAGATAACGTCATTCCCGTTTGCATCTTTCAGTTCGGGGATGCCGCCCGAAGGCACCGGCGCAACAGGCGTTGTTCCCGCGCTTGCTACAGTATAATCCACATCTCTAAGTTTTCCCCAATTGGTGAAGTCGCGGCTTTTGAGCTTTGTAATTACCACTCCGTAATCTTTCCCACGTGATTCTATCACCTGGCCGCTGCCCAGGTATACGCCGATATGGCCTTTCTTCCATACGATCACGCCCGGCGTATCAGGGATGTTTCCGATACCTCCCTTTTGCGTGCAGCCATTATACAATCCGTTGGCCGTGTCATCCCCATAGCCCGAAATATGGTCGCGGAACGCCTCTATAATCAACAATCCACTACCCGTTTTCCAAACCATTTTGCACAGTCCTTGATGTAATAGCTCAGGGGCTTTTCATGGTATTTCTCATAAAACCTGCGCCCCATTTCCTCTGAATACAGTTCGCCCTGTCCTCCCAAGACATAGCCCCATCCCAATCTCTTCCTGCAACCTTCTACAAGCTGCGCCGCTGTTATTTTTGCCATTTTCCTTCTCCTCCTACGAAATATTCATTCTTTCCTTCCATTTATCTATAACAGGCTTTACAAAAGCCTTTAATATCGGGCTCTGCGCCAGATTTTCCTTCTCCTGCGCCATCGTGTCTCGGAGAATCGTATCTTTTACTTTCAAGCTGGGCATCCCTCCTGACGCTTTTCCGGTCGTATTCCCACCGCTACTTTTCCATTTGCCACTCGCTACCGAGGCCACCGCCTCAATTACCGGATTGGGAATCTTCACACTGGTTGATATCTTTCCCCTGCTCAACTTACGGCTGCTTGCTACCTTTGGGTATTTCGCCCTGCTGCTGCCACGCCGTCCTCCTCTTGTGCGCCCGGACGAGCCGCCGCTGCTCCCGCCAAGTTGCAGTTTTTCAAAAAGCAGTTGCTTTTCTTCATCCGATATACCCAGCTCGTTAATATAATTGGTTACCAGATCAGCCTTCCCAAGTTTTTGTAGCTTATATCCACCCTGTAACCCAAGCAGCAAATACTTTTGCGCTTCAGATAGATCAAGCCCGTTAATATAATCGATATACTTGTTGCGTTTGCTGTTCGTGATCGCCACGCCTTTGCTGTTATAATCACTTTTTATACTCCAGTCGTCGCGCTGCATCTTTAAAAACTCGTCTATAGGCAGCCCTGCTAACTCGCTGAATACATATTTATCATCATTTGGGTACTCTTCTTGGTACAGGAACCCTTTTTCAGCCTCCGTATAGTCGCCGTCAAGCAATGCCCCGGCAATATCGCGAGTGCGTGTTTTTTCAATACTTTGCTCCGTGCTCGTAGTAACAAGTTTGCCATCCACCCAGTCGATCTCTTCCGATGCTTCTTTATCTCCCAGGTCTTGATATCCAAGCAATTTAAATTCGACAAATTTAGATGGCCGCACGCCTTGCTTCATGGCATATTCAATGCTGCTCTTCCACTTGTCTCCATTCTCGGCATACTCCTCTCCCTCAAATGCATAGCGGTACAGAGCTGCTATCTCATCTTCGCTTTTGGCATGATCAAATATCCACTGCGCTTTTTGCTGGCCTTCGCTGCCTTTGCTTTTGTCTATCGTGTCCTCGCTCATGAACGGCTCTGCATCGAACTTGTCAACGATTTCTTCACTCGCGCCATCATTAATTGCCTTAACTCGCTTCAAGCTGTCCCATGTGACATCTCCGCTTTGAACCTTTTCTCCAACGCTGTACGCATCATATAAATACTGCGTTTGCTCTTCATTAAGACCAAGCGAGTCAATATAATCTTTTTTCTTTAGCCCCTCAGTATTGGCAATTGTATCTCCGTTACCGTCTTTATCCCCGGCTATTTTGTTCAACTCGATATCATATTCGTAAAAGTCCGCCGCAGGTATTCCGTGCGATATGGCATTAAGCGCTGTTTTGGTTTCCGTCCCATCTTCTCTCACTTTAGGCAGTATCTCTATGGGTGCCTGGGGCATTGTAGCGTCTCGCTCTTCCGAGATACCTTGCCCCGCCGCTTCCAACGCGGCGCGGGCAACATCATTCATTTGCTCCCTCACGTTATCAATCGCTGCGCTCTTCTCTTCCACCGTCATGTCAGAGCCCATAATTTCCCGTTCGTACGTTCGCAGCTCCGCTATCATACCCGTAGCGCCGTCCAGCGCTTTTAGCTTTTCTTTTTCTTCCCCATCAGGATTTCCGAGAAATTCGCTCGTCTTTACTTTCTTATTCAGTTCATCTTTGTAATCGTACAATTTATCGGTAAGCGCCGAGTTATATTTCGGATCAGCAACAAATCTACGTTCAAACGGCTCAATAAACGCTTTTTTCAGTCCTTCCGCAGGCGTGCTTACCTCCTGCGAGGTAAGTCCCTGCGCCAGGTCTCCATAATATCCAAACTGGTCGATCAAATAGTCAACTTTTTTGGGAGATACATTAAGCATTGCTCCTATCGTTTTTGCGAGATTTGACGTCTTAATGTCATATTGGTATTTGTCCTCCAGGTCAAGCATACTTTCAGGCACAATGTTTCGTCCTGCGTAGTCTATATTCATTGGCAGGTTCACCAAATATGGCGAAAACATATTGTCTGTTACCGGATTCGGAGGAAGCAGGTCGTTTGCTATCGCCTCCCACCACTGCTTCATTTCTTCGCCCCAATCCCCGCTTTCTATCGCGTTAAGCATTCTGTCTGCAAATACACCGAATATCGCACCATATTCCCTTGACCGAGGTAACTTAATAAAAATCTTCGCATTTCCGTTTTCATCCAGATCGCTCATATTAGGAATCAAATAGTATGCGTTCTTTGTGCGGTCATCCAGCTCGTCATAATTTGGATTTCCAGCATTCACAATTGCCAACAATATCGCCGGAAGCACAAGCGTTACTGCACTCCTCCCAACCGTCTGGACGGGATGGTTCTTAAACTGGCGCGCCGTCTTGTCAATTCCCTGCACAGCCGCGTTGAAATAATATGTGAACGAATCTATCGCCTTTGTAACCGGTGCACTTCGCGCAAAATTTGTTGTGACGTCGGCTCCGGCGTATGCGCCCGCCCGCACAGCCTCTGCTGAGTTTCCATAAATATCCTGTATATTCATAAATTCTGCCAGCCGCGGGGCTTGCTCTATTACATTCCCTACCTTTGAAATTGCGTTAAAAGGCGCAGCCAGTATCTGTTTCACCTTTTCCCCCACTGTTTTATCCCAAAACTTTTGTGGTAGCTTTGTAATATTCCCCCTCGCGTCCCTGCGTATCTGCCCGAAAAACCCGGAACGATCACCGCCCAGTGCCCGAAACTGGTTATATACGTCGCCTTTCTTTACAATCTGGCCTATCGCTTTTCCATAGTTGGAAAGTACACGGAACGGATTTTTACCCTTCGTATTAACCAAATACGTCTGGATGTCGCGCAGTGCATTTGTGATTGTGAAAATCGGATTCACACCCGTATATGCAGACTTAAATACACCCCCAACCTTACGTAGCGCTCGCATCGCCCCGCCAATCGCCTCGTCGTCAATCATGCGGTGCAGCCGGTTAAGGCTGTTATATACGTCCTCTGATACATTCATCGTAACAGGCTGTCCGTTTTCATACGCCGTTACCTGATAACGTCCATCGTTTGGCTCCGCGTTTTCATTTACCTTGAGCATATCGGTATCAACCACGTTCGCCAAAGCGTCCACATCAATATTAGCGCCCTGCTTCTGCTTTTGTGCAATTGTTACGCCAGCTTCTGCCGCGGCCTGTGGGTTTTGCCGTGCGAACTCCACCAGTTCCATATTTAGCTCGTTCATACGTGCAGCGTTTACAATCCGGCCAATCTGTTGTACAAATGCATGCTCTAATGGAACAATCTCCGTAGTCCCGCCCTTTGCCTTTTTTACTACTTTGTTTGTGGAAGGCCCGCGGTTGCCCATCCCGCCACCCTTTCCTTTGCGGTGTGTGGGAATATAATACGGGTACATTCCTTGCATAGCCCGGTATCCGTCGCTTGACACCAGCCCGCTTCCTGATATCCACTCTTTACCGAACTTTCCCCACCAATCCTGTATGCGGTCTATATACCTCCTGAACGCAGGATGCTTTGCTTCCATATCGCGTACAACCTCCGCAGACTGCTCCGCGGTATTTGCGTTTACAGGCTTCCCCTGGGCCTGCCGGTCAATATTATGCAGATTCTGCGCATATTCATTGAAATCTGCCAACTCATTTTTGGGAATTTCTTCTATTACCTTTTTCCAGGGAATATCAATCGGAAGGCCGTCGCGCGTCACAAGGCCGTCTTCAATGATGTATTCCCCCGTTCCGCTTGACTGTCGTGCCAATTGAGTATTTGCATCAACTCCCGCTATCGCCCCCTGGCTTCGTTGTATTTTGGCGATATTTTCTAACGGTTCCTGCGCCGAAACCAGGTTCTGGTAGGCTGTCCGAAAACCGCGCTGCAGCACGTTTCCCCCGCGTCCAATTGTATCAAATGACGGTCCGCCGCCGCTCTCCGTCCCCTTGACTTCTCCCATATCCTGTGCTATTCTCTGGGTAGAAGGCACGGGTTCGGTCGTTTCGGACGTATGATAGGGGCTTCTTTTCGAGGAAGTATCGCTCATCGAAGGGGTGCCTTTTTTTATATATATCGTTTTTCCTTCCAGCGTTCCTCGTCCTTTGTTGTCAAATTGTATATAAACGATAGACCCATCTGGCAGGTTTTTCTCAAAGATGATTCCGCGCCTGCCATCTCTACCAGTATCGCCAGCTCTTACGCCATCAGGATGTGCAACAATTTCCGGCAACATATTGATTATCTCTGTCCCTACCTCCGTATTCCCCTGTCGCGTTGCCTCGCCTTCCTTTCCGTGCCTATCCAGAATATGCTTTACCCCGTCGTTCGTAATAATGAAGTCGCGGCCATCCACATCATATCCAAGAATATTAGATATGTCCTCGTTTGCTATATCAGTGGTTTTTCCGAGATACAACTTCTCCAGCTTTTCTCCTGCGTGGCTTTTCCTCCCGTTCTTCCACTTATTGAAAAAATCTGTTACCGTCGTATCAATCCCCGCAATCAGGTTTCGGAATGTCTTTCCCTCTTTACGAACGCGCGGGATGTCCTCCTGCGTGTAACTTTCGCTGTAAGTTACGGAAGTGGGTTTTCCCCCGCCGCCGCTCTCCGTCCCCGTAAACATCCGCCGCGTAAGGCCCGTGTCCGTCTCCACCACCTTGCCAATCTTCCCGCGATTTTTGTCAAGATAACGCTGGTACGCGCGGTCTACGCGTGCAACTTCATTCACTACTATCAATGTGTCGTTCCGAGTTTTGAAATACGGCATCGCCTTTTGTATGGTGCTGTCCCGTCCGTTTTCCTTGTATTCGGCGTAGATATTCGCAGCAAGTTCCTCATGCACGCTATCTATCGTTGTATCCGACCCATATTGTCTGGCAACTTTTGCATAATATTCCTGATACAATTTATTGCTTGCATTTATACCCTTTTCGATTTTGCTCTTTACACTCCGCCCATTAGCTTTCATCCGTCCGCTTATTACATGAAATACTTCATGCCTCACTACCTCAGGTGTCGCGTTTTCCCCCAAAAATACCACACCCGCTTCCACGTCAACAAGGGCTCCGCCACGTGGTATCACGCGTGACCAGCCCTCATAATTGACTCGCCCGCCGCCCGGCACAACATAACCCGTCATCCCGTTTTGGTCGGCTATTTCGGTAATCTGCTTTTGTGTAGGGGTATATTCCGCAGCTTGTACTGCGTCAAAATCTATCTTTTCTTTTTGAGTTCCTCTTCCTTGAGTTCCTCTATTGACTTCAATTTGTCGCCTGGTTTGGCCTTCTCTAGATACTTGCCTACCAGTTTCAGCTCTTCGTCCGAGTAACCGCTCGGCTCCGTATCCCACATCACCGGCCCGTTCCAGTCCATTATCCCTTTTCTGTTGGGTTTCTTGACCATTATTTTCTTCACCTCTTATTTCGTTTTGGGCTTCGATTTGCCTTTGCGTTCCTTTTCCAGCAGCTTCTGAAATCTTTGTGCTGCCGCTTCCAGCTCCTCGTCCGTCGCTGTAGAGTTTTCTACCATCTCGAATGTAATGGGCCCTTTCGTATCCATAAGTTTCGCCATCATCCATACCTCCTCTTTCTCTTAGCATACCATCGTTATTCTGCGTGTCAACACCCGAAAAATTATTTACAATTTTACCGTTTACATTCTCACCATTTTGGGGTATATTAAAGGTGAGCTCAGGAGTCATTTTATTGGCTTCTACGGTCGTGAAAGAATCCGAGAAACCTGTCGCTTCGGGCGTAATCTTAGGGAGACTAACTCCGTTAGTATCTCTTAGGGTGTAAGGGTTCTTTTTTCGTATATAAAAAGTCTGTGGCCAAAGGCTTTTTCCTTTGTCCTGTACTACTTCCAGCAAAACTCCATACCCGCTTGCTACTTCCTTCGTAAAATAGAATGTGGGCTTTCCGTTGTAATCTTTTTCCGACCTGAAAACCATATCCGGGTTCGCAATAATATTTTCCAAATTATGCTTTAATATTTCTGGTGTTATCTGCGTTTGCCCACGCAATATCTCACTGGGCATTCCGTGCTTGCCACCTAGTATCTTCTCAATAAAATCCGTCGTAATATACATGTTGTATTGATCGACTGCACCGTTCTTATCTAATTGCGTATTTATTTCGCTTGATACTTCCGGGCTAATGCGTCCAAGATAAAGCCGCTTATGCGTTCCACGATTTGCAAGCGCATAATCTACAAATTCTGGAATGCTGGAATTCACGCCACTCACAAATTGGCCGCTGTCTACAAGATTTGCCGCTTCCACAGTAGTGTACGGAACCAATCCTTTTCCTTGCGTAATTCCATCTATACTATTATCTGTCCTAGTATTATTGCTTTGCGCAAAAAGCTCATCCTGCGCCGTTGCAATACTCTGTGAAACGTTTCCCGCTTTACCCGCAATTCGGTCTACAGGCACCGTCAAAACGCCATTCTGCGTCTGTAGGGTATATGCGCCATCTGAAATATTGCGCGCCATTACTGTACCTGTAGTTCCATCCGCAAGCGTTACATCCTGTCCCAGGCTGTACTCTGGCGTTATGCCATGCGCCGCCATGACGCTGCGCGCATTTTCCTGCGCCGCTTGCTGCATTGCAGGATTTTCCAACGCATCCTGCACCCCCTGCTGTACATACGCTGCATCCTGCGGTAGTTGTTGCCACGTATTGCCGACTGTAGAACCAACAGCGCCCATCCCTGCACCCGAAATAGACCCAATGATACCAGACTCCGCAATTTGCCAGATGGCATCTCTCATCGCCCGGTTTCTTGCCTCGTTGGCAGAAAGTCCCTGCGCCATATATTGATTTACCGATTGTTGGTAATCAGACAAATCCCCCATAACCAGAGTATCAGCTATGGTTGCGGCCGTCTCTGATATCATCTCCTCCGTGCCTTCCATGCCCGCTTGCTTCAGCAGGTCTTTAACGATTGTGGTGCGCCTTCCGCCAGTAAGTGAAAGAAAGTTATCCAAAGGCATTTTTTCTGTTAGCACTTCAGCTACACCTGCTAAAAGCGCCATTCCCATTGCCTGTTCATCTGTGCCGCCTCTAGCCTTCACATTTTGCATCGTACTTGTTGCAGCTGTATTACCCATCAGGGCAAGCGTCGCATTTCCCGATCCACCTGTTGTAACCAGGCTTGCAACATTATCAGCCATACTCATGCCAGCCGTATACAGCGTTTTCAAAACAGGATTATCGATATTCTCACTCGTTGTCCCTCTGATTGTATTTTTCTGTAAGGTAGGGGTAAACCACGGAGAGTTAGGGTCGATCTCCGCTCCCGTTACATTCGAAACAATCGTAGAGCCTATAGCCCCCGGCGCCTCCGCCACGCTCGACAGTACTGAATATATATTTGAGGCAATTGGGTTCTCTTTTGCGAATTTTTCTGCCTCACCTCGGTCAATCTCTGCCTGTCTGGCATTCAGATATGGATCAAGGGCTTCCAAAAATTCTTTTGCTTTTCCATACTGCCCTGAACCTACAAAATAGTTATATAGTGTTAATTCATCTTTAGTAAGGTTGCGGTACTTCTCCCATCCGTCAAAATTTCCTTTGTCTGTCCACTCCCTGCTTGCGTGGGGAGCTAACCCCATATCCGCTGTATTCATATTATTGATGTATGCATGAAGATTTCGGTCAAAGCCTTTTGCTTCCGGCACGCTATTGCGCACACTATTGGCGACAGCCTCCATATTTTTATCCTGTAAAGCCAATTTCGCCAAGTCGTTTATGTAAGCTTGCCGTTTCGTATTGATATGTTCGGCCTTGATCGCTTGCAGCTCGTTTTCAGCTTCCTGTATCTTAGCCTTAATATCATTTGTAGCCTGTACTTTAGATTCGTCCCCCGTAAGCCATGCCTGATGGCTGTTGCTCATCTGATCTCCCAGCTTTGGCACGGCCTGCCCAAGTTGGTCTAGCTGTTGTTGCAGGCCCTTTACACGCGCATCATTTTGATATGCCTTGTCAGCCTCAAGTTTATAGTCATAAGAGCTCATCCCTTTCACGGCCTCCGTTACCGCCTTTGCCGAGCCCTCGACCGCATTCATAATCGCAATCCGCCCTACCGGGTTTTTATTTGCGATCTCAAAATATTTCTTTGCGTACAGGTCGTTTTGTTCCGCATCCGAAAGCATACCGAAATCGGGGTTCTCCCTCCATACGTCATAGGCTGCCTGCGTTTTCGCCTTATTCTCAAAGTATTGCTTGCGCCGGCCCGCATCGGATCTTTGGCTGCGTAGGCCAGCCTCCGCCGATACTGTTTCGCCAATCTTCTTCGCGACGTCTCCAAAAGCGCCCGCCGTAAAGTTTTCCCCCGGCTTCAGGGCGCCAAATCCCGTTTGCCGCCTTTGCACAGTAACAGGTTTATCCTCGCTGGAACGATTCAGCCACGCTTGGTTGCTCCCGCTCATTTGGTCGCCCAGCTTTTTCTTTACCGTACCGTTCCCAAACGAAACAGAGGCCTGCTTCGAAAGGTTCTTTTGAGACGGCCCTGATCCCGTTTTCTGGGTGTTAGCTACCGTTTTTCCCACCCCTGTTGCAACGCTCACAAATGCATCAATCCACGGATTATTTTTTTTCTTCTTTGGATTGCTCATCTTCTCCATACCGCCTTGCTCGCTTGCCCCGCCGTGGTCACTCCCGGCATTTTTACCAGTTGCTTTCCAAGGGATGCAACTGATTTGTTATATTGCGCTTCGCTGTTTATTTTCTGCCACCCGGAACCAGTATAGTAATATCCGGCCCCGCTCCAATTACTACGGGTAGAGCCCGACGATGCCCCTCCACTCGAACTTCCCCCAGACGACCCTCCGCTGCCCCGCGACGCCGCCTGTGCGGCAGCCTGCGCCTGGGCCTGCTGCATGTTCCACTCAAACTCTCGCTGCGCGCGTTCGTTCTCCGCCTTCTGGAGCGCCAGCTGTTCCTCAAACTGCCGCTTCTGCTCCTCCGCCTGCCATGCTTGCCACGCCGCGTTATATAGCGTGTTCGCACGCTCGTTAATATCCTGGTCACGTTCACGCAGCATATTCGCCTCTGTTTGCGCATACCGCGAATTAATCCCCGCCAAATTAGTGTTGTACGTATTCAAAAGTTCCGAAAGCGATTGATTGTAACTGCCCTGTGAAGCGTTCCTGCTTTTCAGGTAGTTGTTCCAAAGCTGGTTACTCGTCGTTTCGGTCATGCCCCCGCGCGCGCCCTGCGCCGCAAGCGTTTGCGGCATCGTCTGCTCCGCCATCCTCCGGGTGACATACGCGCCCTGCAAGGCGTTCTGTAAATTTTGGTCAAATTGCTTCTGGTTACTTTGTTTTTGCGTGTCAAGCGCGCTGATTTCAGCGTTTTTGGCCTGCGCATTCTTTTCCAGCCTCTCGTTATACGTCGGCGCAAACTCAGCCTGCGCCTGCGCGTAATAATCGTTCCAGTTAATCGCCATTCCCGTTTCCTCCTATTTCCAGCGGCCGATAGCCAGACAGTTGATTGAAATATTTACCATGTTTGATATTTTCATTTCCTCCTAAAAATTTTATAATACCAGTAGGCAGATTACTTTTGATCGTCTACCGATCCTCGTTCAAAAGGGTACAGACATACTTTCCTTCATAGGCCGCTCGACTGGTCGAAAAAGCTCCACTTGTTGATACAATTGCGGGAAATAGTTTATCTCCTACACCCAGTGGGACTGTTGCGCCCATGCTTATTACAGAGCCACTCACAACAGGGTTCGTAATGGTATACGCATAAGCATTGCCCGTGCTAAAGTTTCTGTGGATTACCGCCTCTGCCGTAGCTGGGAGTGGGTCTGTTGTATTGATGATTCGCAGCATGATATCCAGCCTATACATCCCTGCAACATTAGCCTCGAACGCAACTAGCGTGTTAAATTCGGCGTCCGCTGTGGTATCTGACAACGATATTGCACCGCCCGACATATCTCTAATTTCATCAGAATATATGGGGAATGTCCCTTTTGCTGTATCACCCGGAAATGCCATCACGCCTGTATAGCCTCGTATTTTGTTAATGATCATATACCGCGAACCAGCACGGGCATAATATGTCGGTGGCTGCCCGCCCAGTTTGTCAGCGTCATCCGCCACATCCACCTTGCCGTTATTGTCCGTATCATAATCTGCTTTCAGCATGTCTCCATACCCGCCCTCGGAAATCGCCTGCCTGAGCGCGTCAATGGTCTGCTGTACGTTGCCCGCCATGCCTGATGGCAACGATATCCCAATGCTTCCAGCCCCGCTCGCTCCTTCCGTTCCAGATACCAGCGCGTCAATCAGGTCGTTAAACCGCCCCAGCGCAACCATCGCTTTTCCGATATTGTCAAACCGCGCCTTCAGCTGCGCCGCGCTCATCCCGTCCGCGGACGGCGTATCAGACAGGCTTGATATATCCTGCCCTTCAAACTCTCCTTCCGAAAATTTCAGTGTCCGAATATCCGCCATTTATTTCACCTTCCCTTTTGTTTCGTAGTAAATCGTAATTCCCGTTATTCCAAACGCCTCATTTAGTGCGTTGTTTTCCAGCCTCACCTGCGTGGTAACCACCCGCTTTGCCTTTACCTTCGTAGCGATCACACCCACATCCCTGTCCGTATTAAAGGTGAGCCGGTTCAGGTCAATATCGTCAAAGCTAAAAATATCCGCCTGCTTTTCGTCCAGCAGCTCAAATCCGCCCTCTTCCTTTAGCCATACCCGTACCGACGACCGCGAATACGGTGTGATCTTGGAATACAGCCGCTTGAGCGTCTTGTATACGGAATACGTATCAAACGGTATTTCCGGCGTCGTCCAGTAAGCGCGAATGGGCCTTCCGCAGTCGCTATACGACGCCGATTCCTTTTTGCTGTAAAACCGGTATATCTCTCCTGTTTCCGTCCCAAACCACAACTTTCCGTCATGCTTAAACCACACGCGCGCAGGTACGCCCTCCCAGTAATACCATTCATATTGAAACTGTTCGGCCGTTTTCCCCTGGTATGTGCGCTGCGCTGCATCCGCCACATACACATGCCCATTCACTGCAAGGTGCAGGTACCCGCCAAACTCCACGGCCACCGCATCTTCCAGGTTTGCTTCCCCTCGCAACCGGTTGTTCACCAGCTCGCTTCTTGCCTGCGCGCCGCGCCATCCCGTTATACTGCTCGTCGAAAGCGCGAATACGCCTTCTTCCGATAAAAACACCGGGTCGTCCCGCAGGTTTGTCATGCAGTGCGGTGTTAGCGCGCCCACGCCCGCTACGCTTTCTTTCAGCGTGAAAAAAGGCTTAGCGTCTTCCGTCAGCGTCCCTTTCCGCAGGAAGATCGTCGCGTCCTGGTCGCTGGCCTGTTTTAGGATCGCCAGGTCTTCCCCGTAGCGCATATACCCCACAATCGCGGTTGCGTCCTGTCCCACCAGGCTGTATTTGTTCTCCGGGAAGTAGGTGGGCGCGTCGCTGTTACTCTTTGTGATCTCAGAGGTAAAGTCCATGTTGGGGTAATCGGGGTTTCCCGAAAGTACCAGGCGGTTTGCCCCGCCAATCCCCCACATGATCCCAAACCGGCATCCGTTTATCTTCTCCGCCGTTCCTTCTACCATCTTTGAAAAGGTAATGCGCACGTTGTCCTCGCCCTGGATTACCGACGCGCCCGGCGCCGTGGAAAAACGCACTTTCCCATCTCGCTTGTCTTCTGCCGTAGCCGCAATCACCGTAGAGGTAATATCATCCCATCCGCCGTCGAGATTCAGCTTTTCCGCTTTCACAACGGAATCGTACTTTCTTGTATCCAGCTGGAACGTTGTTATGTCCTGGTTCTCGCTCGACACCACAAACGAATTCACCGCCTGCGGCGACAGCATATTTCTGTCCTCGTAGTTTTCCCCGCCTCCGCCCGGCGTCGATGAAATGACCGTGGTAGGCACGTACGCCATATCCTGCGCACGCATAACGGTCGATCCGTCCCAGCACAAAAGCGCCTTCCCGTCCACAATCCACAGCTTCCCATCCATCTGAAACGCCATCGACCGCCTGTCCGCCATATCCGCATATATCTGCGTCATGCCTCCGCGCCGGTCTGGGTCAAACGGATCATCTGAAAAAATAAAATCTGCGAACCTTATGTCGCTAAAGCTGAATATCCGCGCTTTCGGCGCGTCCGGGTTCCATGCAAAAAGTTTTGTCCCCGCATGCAAAAGCAGCGTCTGCCCCTCCGGCTTCACCAGTTTAAACATACCGTTCACCCGCACCATATCCGGCGTTTTCGCCACCATCTCATACCCAAACCGCTTCACTGGCCTGCCGCTCTGGTCGGAAATCATGTTCAGTGCGTCCGGGCTGCGCGTTTCGTCTACTTCACCGGGGTTCGCCGCGAAATCCACGCCTCTGAACTTTTCATATGCAACTTTTTTCTGCGGCGCACTCGCCGCCATCTGCGCTTTTGGCACCTTTGCTCCCTCACACCATCATCGCTATATCGTCATACCTTGCCTTCGCAAACCGCGCCTTGTTTTCTTCGTACACCGCGTTTTGCATGTTGGCCTTGTCATTCTCCCCGTCCTGGTACAAAAGCCAAAAAGCCAGCCCATACGTCATAATATTTTTCAGGCATTCGTACTCGTACGGTACCTCGCTGTCCAGCCCTTCCATCACGGGGAATTCCTCCAGAGGCTCCAGCCCTGCCGCCTCTCGCATCGTGTTATTGATCACAAAACAATCGGCAATCAGGTTATTTACCAAATCAGTCGCAAACGGCGTATAGTCCTTCTTATACTTTTGCTCTTCGCCCATCAGCGACATTGCCTCATTCAGCAGCCTGTCCACCGTGTATATTTCTTCCATTCCACGCCTCCTTCCGTCGCCTCCGGCTCTCACACCCCAGGGCGCCCTCTCTTCCGGCATTGCCGGAATTCACCTTGGCGGGCGGGAATTCCATTCCCCCCGTGTACCCCTCTTGGTAAGGTGTTGCTCCGCAACGGATTGTTCTTGACATCCCGCCTACTCCGCGCGTTCACTCCAGATTTTATCCAACGCCATAAACAGCGCGCGCTTCGCTTCTTCTGATATGTCCATCTCTTTCAAGGTAGCAATTGCCATCTCCGGCTCCATTGCCAGCAAATCCTGCAATACCCCGTCAAACTGCTGCGGCGTAAGCCCCCCGGTTTGCTCCGTCCCATTAGGGATGGGCGGCATAGCCGTCTGCGTCTGCGCACCCATGTTCATCATTCCGCTTTCCATCGGTGCAAATTCTTCTGGGGCTGGCGCGGCCCCATCAGTCGCGATTCCCGTCCCTACATCGGGAATGGCCACTTCCATCGGCATTACCGCTCCTCCCATCCCTGCCAGCTGAGGCGGCATCCCCGATCCCATTTCCTCCGCGGGCATACCTCCTTCGGCGCTGCCATCCGTGATGACGCCTGCCAGAGGCAGCATCCCGCCTTGCGCCTGGCGTATCCTGTCCATAATCTTGTTCTTGTTTTTAATGTATCCCTCCGGTATCGCTTCCAGGTAGGTGAGCGCATCCGGTATCACCTTCCTGTCCATCAGGTTGTCCAGCGTCTGTATCTGCATCAACTCCGACCAGTACGACCCCGCGCCAATGTCAATGTTCAGGTTCATGGCGTATTTTCCCAGTACGGAAAAGTCAAATTCTCCCTGCATTTTCTGGTCGTTTTCTTCGAAGGATACAAAGCGCACGCCATAGTTCACGCGCATCATCTCAATGAAAATACGGACGTAGCTCTCCACAAAGTTGTGGAAGTCCATGCGCTGGATGTCAAGCGGCATGCCCGCGGCCTTTTGCACCGCTACAATGGCGCTTGTATTGTCCGGCTTTACATTGCCCAGCGCCGCATCTGACGCGCCCATCAGGTCTTTGGTGGATTGCATGGTCTCTTTTGCCATGTTCATTGCGTCCGCACTCATGTCCGGCGGACGGTATCCGGCAAGAATGGCCGTGTTGGGGTCGCCCGCCACGCCGATTGCCTTGTTTACGTCGTTACTCCACCCCTGCGGCAGCTTCGTTCTGTCGTACACTACCTTGGGAAACGCATGGCTCGCCACAAACCGCATAGACAGCGCATAGATTTTGTTGATAAAAATCTGGTTGTTGATCTTGCCCGTGAGCGGCGATACGCCGTGGTAGCTGTTTTTTACAGCTTCCCAGCTCATCCACGAAACCGGGTACAGCTTGTACCCCGTGTCAACTTCCCGCTTTACCACCGCCTTTTCCGTACACTTCATAATGCGGACGGTTCCCCGTTCCTTCCACATCTTAAGCAGCACGGTTGTGTAGCAGTTTTCCGTATCCTTGTCTTCGTTCACGTTCAGCTTTTCATCGTCCGGGTAAATCGCGTCCGCGTTCAGGCCGTTTGCTTTCGCCTCTTCGCGCACTTCATCCGTAAGCCTGCGGTAAGCGATAATCATATATGGCTGCTCCTGCACCTCGCTATCCGACGGGTTTCCGAAATATACGTTGGTGTTGTCCACTACATCCACTTTAATTGCGCCCGTATAATCAAACCCTGTTTCCGCGTCCGGGTCGAACCACATATAAAAACACGCGTCCCCGTCCACCGCGCAGTTGCGAATCATGCGCCTGTTCTTGAACCGCACGTTTGCGCTTTCCAGTACCGCGTCCACTTCGCGCGAAATCACCTTTGGCACAATCTCATCCATCCCAAAGCTCTTCGTGTCAAAACTAAGCTGAGCGCCATCTTCTACAATCGCCTGCGGCCCCTGCTGCGCCCCCGGCGTATACACCTTGAAATCCGCCCTTTCTAGCGTATCCACGCCGTTCATCACTTCCACATTCACCGCAATATCGTCGGAAATCAGCATGGCCGTGTAATAATTGACCACCGGCTTTAAGATGTTAAACACCGGCTTGTCCAAATCAGGCGCGCGCACGCCCTCCCACTGCTTGTCGTTGAAAAAATTGTTGTTGCGCTCCACGGTATCGTACAAACCGATCGCTGTTTTGTAGTCGATCCCCTGTTTGTACTCATTCCATACCTGGCTAGGCTCTTTTTTGATCTTCATGCACGCATCCTTTCAGGAGGGAGGGAAACCCTCCCTCCTTCTTCATTTCTTTGCCGCTTTTTCTGCCGCCGCGTTATACGCGTCATACTCCGCCTTTGTCACTTCCCGGCTCAGTACGAAATACCGCGTCTTCGCAGTTTCCTTCCGCCCCGCCTTTTCCTCCGCGCCTTTTTGCGCCGCCTTTTTTTCCATAGCCCTTCACCCCTGGTTCGTCGCAGACGCCACGTTTGACGGGAAACTGCCGCTCGCTTCGGCATATGCCTTAATCGTCTGTCCTTCCGCCATCGTTACCGCAGCGGAATACTGCGCCCTGCTCTTCGAATAGCGCGGGTCTGTACCGTCCAGCGTGTAATAAATCGCAGACGCCCCTGTTGATGTCACAGTAGCCTTGCCCGACGTTATCGCAATGGAGGGCGCAGCCTGCAGGCTGTCCGATTTCACCGCCGCATACACGCCGTCTGCGCGCCGTCCCAGTACAAATGCGTCAAAGTAATGGCGGCCTTCAAGCAGGTTGCCCGAAATGCCCGGCGGATCTTGGTGGATTTTCGTATCCTTGATCTTAAAGGGCAGCAGCACCGATCGCGTATACGTAATCAGGAAGTACACGCCCTCCGGCAGGTACGTATCCGGTACCTTGATTACGCGCATGTTTCCAATTGCCCCTACCTCGCCTTTCACAATGCCCTTTGTCCCCACCCTTTCAAAGTTAGAGAACTGTTCGTTCTGCCTGAGCAGGTTGTAATAGGTCACAGGCACGTATACCACGCGGCTCTCGTCCGGCACCAGCGCATTGTCCAGCGCAGCGCCGCCAGCCAGGATTTTTTCCACAATATCCCCATTTGTAGGCGCGGCCGCAAGCCCCGCCTTCTGCCCGGAAAGGTTCACATACCGCTCAAATGCATATTTGTCTACAAAGGGCGTTACCTGTTCCTTAATCTGCAGCGAAAGCATACGCGCCGCACCCTTAATGTTCATCTGATCCAGGTTGTTCCCCTTATCAATCGTGATTGAAAACCCTTTGTCCTGCGTCATTACCATTTCCTGTACTTCATCCTGCATCTCTACAGGCGTTCCATACCTCTGGTCGCCGCTGCGTGTGTAATCATTCAGCGGCACAGTCTGCGGCGAATAAACGTTAATCGACCGCACGCCCACAAAGTCATACTCGTCCGTCGTATTCCCGGCGATATACGAGTTTTTCGTAAACGCCTCCACAATTTTTTTACTGTATTTTGATGCTAAATTAATCATATTTCCTTCCTCCACTCCTTACATGTACTTGTCCATTACGCGGATAAACTCGTCATCCGCCTCCACCTTCGCGCCTTTCACGCTTCCGGCAGACGTTTCCCTGTTCTTTTTTTCCTGCCGCAGCTGTTTTAGCTCTTTTTCCATCTCCATCACGCCTGCCAGCTTTGTGGCTTGGTAGGCTTCCAGCGGCAGCATGCCCTTGCTCATGCGTTCCCGCATTCCATCGGGGAACTCCGTCCATTCCTTTGCCTCCGGGTAGGTTTCCTCCAGCCTGCGTACGCTTTCCATAAAGCGATCATAGCGCGCCTGTTTTTCCTGCTGCTCATTTTGCCTTGTTTCCTCCCCGGCTTTATACCGGCTCACTTCCGTTTCCAGCTGTGCAATATGCCGCGCCATTTCTTCTTCCACACCCTGGTCAAGAAGCTGCTGCACACGTGCGGCAATCTTCTGTTCGCCCACGGTTTCCAGGGTAGTGCGCATAAATTCTTCCGGCGTCACGCCAGCATTTTGCGCCATCCGTTGGATAAAAAGCTCCGCCTCAGACGGCTCCCTCACTCCCCGGCCATCAGGGAAATCCGCTTCCCCCGCCTGCTTATTCAGCATATCCGTGCCGCCCTTACCGTCGGCGCTGCCCGCCGCCGTCTCGCCTTCCTGCGACGGCTGTTCGCCCTCTGGGCTTTCCCCGCACCCCGGATCGCTCTCTTCGCCCGGTATGCCTGGCGATCTTCCAGCATCGCCATCCTCCAAGTTCTCCTGCGTCCCCTGCTCAGACTCCGACGGGGTTTCCTCCTCTCCGCCGAACTCATTTAGGAACTCCGCTTCCTGCTCCGGCGTCATTTCCTGCGCCGTACCTGCCGCCCGTGTTTCCTCCTGGGCCGCCATATTTTCTTCCATTGTGTTTCCTCCACAATTTTTTTATTTGAACCCTTAGAAGGGTTTCACTCCTGCTTGCTCCCGTTGTAGTTCATCATGTTCTCAAGCTGCTTTTCCACGGTAAGCCGTCCCTCCTCCACCTCTTCCCCCGCAGAGTAACCCGCTTCCGCTTTTTCCTTCTCCCCAGTCGTCCTTCCTGCAAATGGCAACCGCACATAAGCGCCTAAAAAGAAGGCCCCTGCCATCCCTGCTGCAAACACAATCATCTCTCCCATATTTTCACTCCTATGTTCCAAACCTCAGTATCTCGTCCACTTCCGTGTCATAATCGATTACATCATCATCTCTTACTGCCTTCACCTCAGCAGGCAATGGCCGTCCTGCTACAAAGTACCGCAGCGCGTCCGGCGCATGTGTAATCTCATGCGGCTCCCGCGCGCAGTCGTTGGGCTTTTTCTCGTCAAACTGGAGCGCAGGCAGTGTGCGGATCAGGTTGGTGCAGTTTTCAAAAATCCTAAGATGCGCCGCAATATGCTCTCTCTCATCCCGAAATGGTTTCAACCACTCCTTTAGCTCATACCACCCCTGTACCCGGTCATTTGAAGCCTTCACAAGGTAAACTCCACGCTCCGCAAACAACTCCGCCGTGCTCTTCCCGCTATCTGAATGGCGGTTCCACAGGTCGGGCGGCGCATAGTACGCGTCTATTTCCTCCTGCGTCATTCCCTGCAAACGCTCCGCCGCGTCCGATACTACCAGCCCGCTTTCGTACAGTTCTTTGTACACATACGCCCTGCCCTGCTCGTCCAGCGCAATCCAGTAACACGCCAGCATGTCCAGCCCGTAGTCCATCGTCACGTACCGCCGCCACCCATCGGGAATTTCAAACGGCCGCAGTACATGAATCTCCCGCCTGAACTCGGAAAAATATTGCCCGGTAAATATATCCCAATCTCCGTCAAGCATGGCCCGCCGCCTGTCCTCCGGCAAGTTTTCCAACGTGTGCACGTAGCCGGGGTCGTTTTCCATTAAGTACCTGTTGTCATACACCCTCGCACGGATCATCGTATAGTCCTCCGCGCGTTCGCTGCCTTGGTACTGCCTGTCAATAAACAGCCGCTTTACCCATGCGTGCCCCACGCCGCCGGGATTGCACGTAAAATACATGCGCGGCGCAAACTTCTTTTTGCACATGCCGGACGCACGGTTCGACTCCGTAAGCGTCTGGAACTGGAACTCTGTAAAATGCGTAGCCTCCTCCATAAAAATCACGTCGTACGCCTGTCCCTGGTATTGCAGCACGTCCCGCTCGCTGTCGCAGTATCCAAGCACCAGCCGCGAACCGCTGGGAAAGATAAACTCCTTTGTGCTGTCCTTATACTGCGCAATCCCCCTCAGTTGCTTTGTTAGAAACAGTACATGGTTTTCGCGCAGCTCCTTCAGCGTGCGCCGCAGCAGCAATATCTGGATGCCCGGCCAGTTCAGGCACAAAAGCATCGCCTTGGCCCGCGCCGCCCAGCTCTTCCCGCCGCCTCTGGCTCCGCCGTACGCAATGTATTTTGTATCTGCCATCAGAAATTGCTCTTGTTTCGGGTACGGTTTTTCTATGTGCAGCATCACCTTGCGTATTTCTCCGCCTCTCCCAGAACGATCTGCAGCTTCCCTGAGGCGTCAACCTTCTCCGCCTCGTTGTATCCGCACATCTTGTTCGCCTGTTCAATCGCCTTTGTTGCAGCGTTGGCCGCGGATGCATCAAACACAGTCTTGCCGCCTGTTTCCTTCAGCGCGTTTTCCTTTGCCATTACCGCAATATCCCGTAGCGACCGCAGTGCCTCCTCCCTGCTCCATATTTCAGCCTTTGCAAGCGCTTCCCTTCGCTTCCGCAATATTTGGGATATCTTGGGACTCCCCGCCAACTTACACGCCTCCTCCGCAATCCTCTGCGGCGTAATCGCATCTACTTTGTACCCGGCGTTTCTGTATGCCTCCGCCTGCGTCATCCCGGAAAGAATATTTTTCACGAATTTGTCTTGTTTCTCCGTCAATTTTTCCAATAAAAAACGCCTCCTATGCGCAAAGTATACCTCTCGGCGGAAGCGCTTTTCTCCCCCTCTCTTAACTTTTTTTATATATTTTTTCTAATTTTGAAGCCAACAGGCATTTTTCTGCGTATGCATAGCTCTCGCAGCATTCAATGTGGTGCTTTTGCTTCATCAGGATGCTTTCGAACCACAGCACCGTTTTATCACCGCCTCCGGCCACTGCTTCGCATGTTATGCTCTTTCCCGTTTCTCCCAAATAATACGGGCATATGACCTTCGCCATACCACACTTATTTGCCATATTGCGCCCCCGCCCTTCCCATGCTAAAATGTATTTGCGAGATACATCGGGGCGGCGAAAGCTGCTCTTTTTTTAACCTTCCTGTTTCAAGTCCCATATTGATATTTGCGGTTCATATACACAAAGCATCTCATCCAACGCTCTTCTGTAAAAATCCCGTGATATCTCAAACCCGTATCCGTTTCTTCCAAGTTCCATACACGCCCGAAGCGTGCTCCCGCTCCCCGCGCAAGGGTCTATCACCACATCCCCTTCATCCGTAAATATAGATATTAGCCGCTTAAGTAGGTTTACCGGCTTTTGCGCCGGATGAATCTTCGGGTATTCTTTCGCGCTATCCCGTTTCCATTCAAACCAGTTGAAAACCATCTTTCCATTATTCCGAAACTTTGGCAGTTTATCCCTGTATAACACAAGAGCATATTCTGTTGCCCCGCATATCCGCATATTCGCCTTTAGCACCTGCGGAGAATAGTTCTTGCAAAACACAAGCGGTATACTGTGAACAAATCCATGTTTTTCCGCGTATTGCTGCACAGTATGTATCTGCTCAAACGAACAAAATATAATCATGCACGGCGCGCTTGATGATTTCCCGCGCATTCCTCCTTTTTTCGGCTCTTTCTTCAGTAGCCGATTGCAGAAATGGAAATACTCCGCAATATTGAAATTGTAATCACTTCTGAAAGCCGCTTTTCCCGCATGTTTGCTCTCCCCGTTTTTTATGTCCCCTCCCTTGTACCACATAGGATTGGAGCCATAGAAATTATTCCCAATATTATATGGAATATCCGCAATCACAAGCTGTGCTTTTGGAATATTGTACCGCTTAAAATTCTGGAAATTATCATTGTACAACTCTATTTTGCCTGTCTTCACTCTTCTTCCTCCAAAACCCACACTTCACACTCCACCAGCCCCCACGCATTCATCGCGGCCCGATCTTCCACCAGCAAATCCAGCCTGCCTGGGTAGCATCCCCGGTCGTCCACCTTGCGTTTCAGCTCTTCCCATTCCGTTATACCTCAAGCTGTTAATCGTTCTCTTAAAATCAGCCGCCCAAAATACTCCTGCAAAATATTCTTGCGTTCCCCATAGTCCGAAACGCTGACTAACAAACCTATATCTGCCCGTTGCAATTCTTCTATGGCCTTGATCTCATAGCTGTTCAGATATGGCCTTATGCTTGCACCTTTGGGAATGCCGCGTTCTTCACGCACCGCCTTTGCATCCATTCCTATTACAATGCGATAAATCATGTTAATCTCGTTACTAAAATGATAATGCTTCGGCTCATCGTAGGCCATCAGTACAGCATTGGTAAACGCCGGAAACTCTTCCTTTGCGCTGATAAGCGACTTTATGAAAGATTCCATTTCGTTGAATCGCCGGATATATGCCTCTTTGAACGCCATAGCCTTTCTACCGGAAAACCCCAACGCCAACATTGTAAACCCATCTTTTGTCATAAGAAATTCTGGTTGCCTACGGTTCCATTGGTCACGGTACGAGGTCTCCCCAAAATTGGGGGCACCAAATTCAGCGGATACATTGGGTAATATCTTTTCGCGGATATCCCGTATAATATGATCGTGTCGCTTTTTGAACGTATCTGCCACCTGTCTGCTTGAACAAAATGCTTTTCCGCCTTTCTCATACAGCCCATATTCGGGGTTTATAATAAGATTCATCATAATTCATCCTCCCATCATATTTCCATTAAGTCTAGCCCTGCCCTCATACCTTCCACAAAAAACACATACGCATAGTTATATAATCTGTCATAAGGCGTTGCGTCTGCTGGCGGCTGTGGTAGCTTGTCCACAATCTCTCCAAAACTTTCTTCAAAAGCTATTGCCACAATTTTTTCCACGACACCATCCATATCACACCTCCATATAATATACTTGTTTTGTATTCGTTTTGTACATAGTATACTATACGTTTCTCCATGTCAAGTCTTTTAGTACTCTTTTTGTGTATATTCATTGAGAGTACTTTTTGTTACACTAATGTGTACATGGAGGTGTTTTATTATGGCTAAAGTGCAATATACCGTTCGGATTGAGGAATCCCTATTTGATAGAGTAAAAGCGGCTTCCGTAAAGGATATGCGCTCCCTCAACAATCAAATTGAATATCTTCTGTTTAAGGGGCTTGAGCGTACAGAGCGAGAGGCTGCCCTTGTCGAACAATTCATGGAAGAGTTTGAAAAGAACTCTTAGCAACGCTTTCAGCTTCACGCACGGTTCTGTAGCTCCTTATGCCCAAATCAATTAACACTAATATCAGCGAATTATAAGAACATCCAATCTCCTTTGCCATTTTCCTTATTCCATCATTTGTTTCATACGGTATTCTGATTGTTTGTTGCTCTTTCATCCCACTTTCCTCCTATCGTCAAACCGCCCGCCGCGAAAGTACGGCTCACTACCTCGCGCCATGCCGCACAAACGCCGCCAGCTCACAGTAGTCCGCATACCCCTCTGCAATCCTCTCTTTCAGGCGCATATTCTCCTTGACCAGTGCGTACACCCGGTTATTCAGCCGCTTATTCGCCTCGCGCAGCTTTTTGTTCTTCGCTACACACTGATCGATATCTACCATCCGACGTATAAACTCCGCCTTACTCACCCGATCCACGGCCCGCCTCCCATTCACGGTACAGCTCCATAAAATCATCCAGCAGCATTGTAACCATCCACGGCGCATGGTTTTTCCGATGAAACACCGCTGGTTTCTCCCCTGTTTTCGCATCTGCTGCCGCCTGGCCCATCGCGTCTTCCAGATTCAGCCGTTCTACCCTCTTGCACTCAATATGCAGCCCCGGCAACCCAACAACATCCGCATCGCCATTAGCGCCGCAGTACTGCTGCCCGCGCCTGCAATCATACCCGTTTGCACGCAGCGCAGCCGCAAGTTCGCGCTCCCCGCGTTTGCCTTTCTCCCTGCTGTTCATGCCTATCCGCCTTTCTCCGCGATTCGCTCCATGTCCAAAAGCGCCTGCGCGTCCATCTCCGCTTCCTGCTCTGCGGTATACGTCCGCTCTTCAAAGTCCTTACTTCGCTTCGGCTTGCCACGCGCCTTTCGGTTTTGAAACTCTACGGCCTCTGCTTTTGCCTGTTCCAGCGTCGTAATCCCGCTTTCCA